TAACTCCTGCATCACCAACACCACCGTCTGCGATACAAGAACCTGGTCTTTTAGATAAAATAATTGAAAAGATTCAAGATATTTTCAATCAAGATGATACTATGAGTCCAGAACAAATTGAATCTGCAAAAATAGAAGTTGCTGAAGCAGAAGTGGTGGTAAATGATGTAACATTACCTGAAGTTGGTAGAACATCTGCATCGGAATATATTGGATTGAAGAAATCAGAAATATCAACTGGTAAGCTAAATGCATTACCTGTACCACTATCAAATGAAGAACTTGAGGCTATACAAGAAAATACTCCCGATAAATATAAATGTGAAGTTGGTTCTAAAATAGTTGCTATTGCTAAAAAAGATATCGGTATATTAGAAACTGGTACACCACCTGGTCTTAACTATGGTGGATTTCCTGGAGGGGTTCAGAACAATCGTAGGGGTAGGATTGATGATATGTTTGATAATGTTGGATTAGATAATCAATCAAAGGTTAGAAAAACGGGTAGTGGATATTATTGGTGTGCAGCTGCCGTATCAACTTGGTGGCAAGAAGCAGGATTAGAAACTCCAAATGGTGGGGCAAGTTGTGATAATTGGATGAATTGGGGTAAATCAAAAGGATATTGGTCATCAGAACCTAAGATAGGTGCAGCAGTTCTATATGGTAGTTCATCAGATGCACATCACATTGGAATAGTATCTGCAGTATTACCAAATGGTTCCTTTACCACAATAGAAGGAAATACAAGTGGTGGTGGGTTTAGTAGAAATGGTTGTGGGGTATTCTTAAAAACTCCAAAAAAATATTTAGGATTTGTAATACCACCTGGCTGTTAAAAAACTATAAACTCAACGAGAATATATTTATATTAAGATAATAACAAAATATTTAAAATGGATTCAAAAAAATTAGCAAAACTAATTAAAGTAATCGTAGAAGCTGAAGTAGCTAAGAAACAAGAACAATTTCTTTCTAAAACCTTCCCTAAGATATTAGAGGAAGAAGTAAATCGTAGAGTCAAAAAGGCTCTAACAGAGGTGAAGGGGGGTGTTTCTGCGTCCTCGGCAAAAGTTGTTGAGGAGGTAGACCCGTTCGAAGCAGCTAATCAAGTTCTACAACAAGAAAGAACACAAGTTCAAGAACAAAGAAAATTCACTAAGAACCCAGTTCTTAATGATATATTGAATCAGACACAACCATTTAGTTCAGCACAAAGAAGTGGTGGACAAGTTGGTAGTGGTGGAGCATCTGTATTAGATAGATTACCACAACAACAGATTCAAGAAAATACACACATACCATCTTACATGGATGCCGAACCAGATATTGACCAGACAATTAATATGGGTTCATCATTGGGTGCAGGTGGAACTGATGCTCTAAGAGCTCAGATGGCTCATAAAATGGGTTATGGTGATGTAAGTTCCCAAGGTGGACCAAAAAGAGGATTAGGTGTATCAACTGGATTAGCAGCATTAGATAGAGTATTAAATAGAGATAACTCAGAACTTGTTAAAAAGTTTAAGAGATAGGAGAGTATAAGTGGCTTACGTAATTGGTAGAAAAGTAATTAAAGATACTGAATCAGAATTTGATTCAGTTGCGTATGGTATCACCTCACCAACACGAAGAGGTGATGTTATGTTTGAACAAACATTTAATTCTTTTGAAGCCGCTAAATCTAATTTACGAAATCTACTCCTAACCAAACAAGGTGAACGAGTGATGCAACCTGAATTTGGAACTGGATTGCATTCATTACTATTTGAACAAATGGATGAAGCCGAATTTGCAAAAAGAGTTGAGGAAACAATAACTCAATCTGTTTCATTTTGGTTACCATATATTCAAATCGAAGATATTGAAATTGATATGAGTGATGAAATGAAAGATAGAAATATGGTAGGATTAAAATTATTGTTTAGAGTTGGGTCAACAATCGAAACACAAGAACTAACTTTTTCAGTAAGGGGATAATATAATATGGCACTTAATAGTACAAATAAAAAAAACAAGGGTAGAGATATTAAGTATCTTAATAAAGATTTTGGCCAATTTAGACAAAATCTAATTGATTATACTAAAACATATTTCCCACAAACTTATACAGATTTCAATGAATCTTCTCCTGGAATGGTTTTTATTGAAATGGCATCATATCTTGGAGATGTTCTTGGGTACTATATCGATGATACATTAAAGGAATCTTTAATGACAACCGCAGAAGATATTGAAAGTGTAATAGAATTATCTACTGTACTTGGATATAAGCCTAAAGTAACTTCAGCTGCACTAACAAAACTTTCAGTATTTCAATTAGTTCCAAGTAAACGTAAATCAACTGGTGGTGGAAACGATTTTGAACCAGATTCCGATTACTATCTTAGGATTAAAGAAGGGATGGGTGTTGAATCGGGTACTGGAATAAAATTCAGAACAACCGAAGCTGTAGATTTTTCTGATTCATATGAAAGAGAAATTAGTATATATGAACGAAATTCAGATACCAACTATCCGGAATTATATCTGGTTAAAAAATATGTAAATTGTATTTCTGCTGAGTTAAAAACACTATCTCAAGATTTTGGTAATACACCACAGGAATTCTCTCGTATCGATATAACAGATACAAATGTAGTTGATATTTATGATGTTCGAGATTCAAGTGGGAATAAGTGGTATGAAGTTCCGTATCTTGCACAAGATATGGTTTATGTAGATTACCCCAATAGTGAGCAGACGGATAAATCACTATCTCAATTTAAAGATTCAGTTCCAAGTATTTTAAAATTGGTAAAAACTTCTCGTAGATTTACTCGAAAAATAAATACAGATGGAACAACAAGTTTAATTTTTGGAGGAGGAACATCAGATAGTGATGAAACTTTAATACCAAATTTTAAAAATGTAGGATTAGGATTGAACTCTTCAATTGATAATCTTGGTTCTTCTTTCGACCCATCTAATTTCTTAAAAACTAATAATTACGGTCAATCTCCAACTGGAAACTTTACTGTTTCGTATTTAGTTGGTGGTGGTGTTAGTTCGAATGTATCAAAAAATACATTAACACGAATTCAATCAATGGTATTTGATGAGGATTTATCTACCTTTGACCAAGATGCAATTCCACTATATAACTTTTGTAAATCATCAGTAGCGGTTGATAATGAGTTTCCAGCAACAGGTGGTAGAGGGATTGAAACAATTGAGGAAATAAGACAGAATGCTCTTGCAAACTTTGGTTCTCAAAACAGAGCAGTAACTCGTAAAGATTACCAAGTACGAGCACTATCATTGCCATCAAAATATGGTGGTATTGCAAAAGTATATTGTGCACCAGATGGTGAGTTGGATAATAATTCACCTTCATCAATTCTAACAGACCCAAATTCATTACAACAATTTACCGAATTGGTATTATCATTAAAAGAAAAGGAAGGTATAACTGAAAAGGAAATACAAAATCAAGTAACTACATTCTTATCTAATAAACAATCTGATTCGAGAGAAAAGAATAATCCATTTGCAATTAACTTATATGTTCTTGGATATGATTCTACTAAAAAACTTTCTACACTTAATCAAGCGGTAAAAGAAAACCTAAAAACTTATTTAGGGGAATATCGTTTACTGACAGATGGTGTGAACTTATTGAATGGGTTTGTTATTAATATTGGGGTTGATTTCGAAATTAGGGTTTATGGTGGATATAACAAACAAGAGGTTCTTGTTAAATGTATATCTGAAATACAAAATTTCTTCAATATTGATAATTGGACTTTCAATATGCCGGTAAACCTTTCTGAATTAGAATTGATTATTGCAGGTGTTGAAGGTGTACAATCCGTACCAAAATGTGAAATTGTAAATAAGTGTAAAGGTAGTTACTCGAACGTTTCATATAACATTCAATCGGCAACTAAAAATAAAATGGTATATCCTTCATTAGACCCATCGGTGTTTGAAGTGAAGTACCCAAACAAAGATATAAAAGGGAGGGTTGTTTAATGTATCAGTTTTTAACAGCATCAAAAGATGCAACCATATACTTACAACAACCTAGTCAGAATACTGGGTTAGATGAGATATTAGAAGTTTCTAAAACTTATTATGGAAACCTAAAAGATATTGCACATTCATTAATTAAGTTTGATATCAATTCATTATCATCATCACTTGTAAGTGGTGAGGTAACTATGAGTTCGGCAGAATTAATTTTAAGAGAATGTGAATCTTCTGAAATACCAGTTGATTATACAATCTTCGCACATCCAATTTATCAAGATTGGGATATGGGAATAGGAACTCGTTTTGATGAGATTTCTACTGATGGTGTAACTTGGAATTCAAAAACCACAGGAACTGATTGGTTAGAAGGTGAATATGAAAGTGGTACAACTGGTTCCTTTAATGGTAAAGGTGGTACATGGTACACTTCATCAGTTGCAACTCAATCATTCTCATATGAAACTTCAGATGTAGTTATGGATATTATTACTCCATTACAATCTTGGTTAGATGGTTCACTTCCAAACAATGGTTGGATTATCAAACACGATTCTACTTTAGAAAATGATACTGAAGATTATGGACAATTAAAATTCTTTGGTAAAGAAACTAATACAATCTATCAACCTAAATTAAGAATTGGTTGGGATGATTCTACCTTTGAGACTGGTTCTCTTACTGAACTTACCTCTGATGATATTCACGTAACGTTTAA